TTTCCCAAAGAGATACAGTGCAAGTATGACCCAAAGAATGAAAAACCACCTAGTCTACGTGAGACATTTAAAGCCATAGAGAAATCGAGGAAGTAATGAAAAAGCCACAGCAGAGCCTAGCAAACTGGACTAAACAGGATTGGCGAACTAAAAGTGGCAAACCGTCTGCAAAGACAGGTGAGCGTTATTTACCAGCAAAAGCAATAAAGTCCTTGACAAGTGCAGAGTATGCTGCTACAACTAGGGCTAAGAGAAAAGGTAAAGCAGCAGGTAAACAATTTGTCAAACAGCCAAAAACTATTGCTAAAAAGACTGCACAGTTTCGGAGAGGCTAATGTTAAACTTACTCATAGGACCAATCTCTCAACTTGCGGGTACGTGGCTTGAAGGAAAGGTTGAAACTAAGAAAGCAGAGACTGCATCTAAAGTCGCAACGGCGAAAGCTGAAGCGGTTATTATGGAAAAAAAGGCGACCGGGGAAATAGACTGGGATTTGGAGATGGCTAAAGGTAGTCAGTCTTCATGGAAAGACGAATGGCTTACTATTTTGTTTTCAATCCCGCTTATCCTAGCCTTCATTCCCGGCATGGAGGAAGTAGTTGCAAATGGATTCGCACAACTCAATGCGATGCCTGAATGGTATCAATATTCCTTGGGCGTTATCGTTGCCGCTTCTTTTGGGGTACGTTCTGCTACAAAATTCTTTGGTAAAAAATGATACTGATAAAGAACATACTGAACGCAATCTTTAAACATGTTATCACTCCAGACTATGTGGGTGACTTGTCTCGTCATAGATTGCACACAACTAAGTACGAAGACTTGTGCAAGTAATGGCTAAGTGGGGCTTACATGAACGCACAACAGAAGAACAAGCGAGGATAAACCGTGGCAGACATAACAATGGAACGCTTTCTAAAATGGAAGATACTACCCCGTCTGATGATGTTTGGGATGTCGCTGTCAGCTTGGCGGGTAGTGGAGTGGTTTATGACATTGCCAGACCCTACGTCACAGCAAGCCGCGCTAGTAAGTGTAGTCACGGGGGCCATGACAGGTGCATTTGCGGTCTGGATGGGGCATGAAAAATGAAATATCGTAGAGAAGACTTTATTGAAAAACTAATTAAACACGAAGGTCTACGCCTTGAAGTTTACAAAGATTCACTAGGAATTGATACCATTGGTATTGGACGTAACCTAGAAGACCGTGGCATTACGCCAGCAGAACTGGAGTGGATGGATATTCCTAATATGGCAGTTGTTCATACTATGGGTATCACCGAAGCTGATGCCATGTATCTAGCAGGGAATGACGTGCAGATAGTCGAAGAGGAACTTGTGAGAGCGCACCCTTGCGTTGACAAGCTAGACGCTGTACGTCAACTTGTAGTCATGGACATGGCATTTAATATGGGTGTACCAAGACTTTGTAAATTTAAAAAAATGTGGGCAGCTATCCACGAAGAAAATTATCCTACTGCAGCAAAAGAAATGCTTGACAGCAGGTGGGCAGTTCAGGTAAAATCGCGTAGTACAAAGTTAGCCCATGCTATGCATCATGGAGAGTTTAGTGGCTAGACAACTAACAGCAAAACAACAAGTGTTTTTGAATGCGCTTTTCGATGAAGCAGGAGGTAGTGTAATCTTAGCTAAGAAGATTGCAGGTTACGCTGACACAAGTTCTACATCTGAAATTGTTAAAGGATTGAAGGAAGAAATACTAGAAGCCACACAACTATACATGGCACGTAATGCACCACAGGCTGCAGTTGCTATGGCAGGTGCGTTGATGGACCCGACAGAGTTGGGCATTCGTGATAAGATGGTTGCCGCTAAAGAACTACTTGACCGCACAGGTCTAGTGAAGACAGAGAAGATGCAAGTAGAAGCATCAGGCGGTGTTATGCTGATGCCACCCAAAGCTGTTGTGGAAGACGATGAGTAGAAGCATAGGCAAGTGGAAACTTCCACAGCCGACAGACATTAAAGAAGAAAACGAATGGGTGCAGATACCTCGCATTGCAAGGACTGTACCTTTCGGCTATAAACAAAACGAACAAGACCCCGACATTCTTGACCCAATACCAACAGAGTTAGATTTACTAGAGAAGGCACGTAGCCACGTAAATCAATATAGTTATCGTGAAGTAGCTAACTGGCTTAGTACAAACACAGGCAGGTCTATCTCACATGTAGGATTAAGAAAGCGGTTACTAAATGAGCGACAGCGTAAGAACCAAGCTAAAAGCCTCCTCAAGTGGGCAGAATATGCGGAAACGGCAATCGCCAAGGCGAAAGCCATCCAAGAAGAAAGAACAGGCGCAAAAGCCAACAGTTGAAATAAAGTCTGTAGAGTACGAGACACAGGCAATTGAAGAGACAGCTAACGTACTGTTTAAGCCTAACCCCGGACCACAGACTGACTTTCTAGCTGCAGCAGAACGAGAAGTACTATATGGTGGAAGTGCTGGTGGAGGTAAATCCTACGCCATGCTGTCAGACCCACTACGTTACATGGGGCATCCCGCATTTAGTGGATTGCTCTTGCGACACACCACAGAAGAACTAAGAGAACTGGTATTTAAGTCGCAGGAGTTGTACCCAAAAATTTGGCCCGGTATTAAGTGGTCAGAGCGAAAGATGCAGTGGACTGCACCATCTGGCGCAAGGTTGTGGATGTCATACCTCGACAGAGATGATGATGTCTTGCGTTATCAGGGTCTAGCATTTAGCTGGATAGGGTTTGACGAACTGACCCAGTGGTCCACACCATATGCATGGAATTACATGCGGTCACGTCTACGGTCCACTGCACCCGACTTGCCTATCTTTATGAGAGCCACAACTAACCCCGGAGGAAGAGGTCATCACTGGGTAAAGAAAATGTTCATTGACCCATCACCATACAATAGAGCATTCGATGCAACAGACAGTGAAACCGGAGAAGTACTACGATACCCAGCAGGACATGCAAAGGCTGGAAAGTCACTATTTAAAAGGCGGTTTATCCCAGCAAGACTATCAGACAATCCTTATCTGGCAGAGTCGGGTGACTATGAAGCAATGCTACTCTCCATGCCAGAGCAGCAAAGACGACAGCTTCTTGAAGGCGATTGGGATATCAAAGAAGGCGCGGCCTTTACTGAGTTTGACCGCAACATTCATGTTGTTGAGCCTTTCGATGTACCTCATAATTGGGTTAAGTTTAGGGCTTGCGATTATGGTTACGGCAGTAAGTCTGGCGTTGTTTGGTTTGCTGTCGCACCTAATGAGCAGCTTGTGGTATATAGAGAACTATACGTCTCTAAAGTCCTTGCCGCAGATTTGGCAGATATGATACTTGAATTAGAGGCGGGTGATGGAACTATTAAATATGGTGTGCTGGATAGCAGTCTTTGGCATAAGCGTGGGGATACTGGACCGTCTCTTGCGGAAACTATGATAGCACGAGGATGCCGTTGGCGTCCATCAGATAGAAGCCGTGGCAGTCGTGTGGCAGGTAAGAACGAAATACACAGACGCTTACAGGTAGATGAGTTTACAGAGGAGCCTAGACTTGTATTCTTTAATAGCTGCACAAATGTCATATCACAGTTACCAGCCATCCCGCTTGATAAAAAGAATCCAGAAGACATTGATACAAATAGTGAAGACCACTTGTATGATGCGTTAAGGTATGGTATAATGTCCAGACCAAGGTTTAGTATATTTGACTATGACCCAATGGGAAGACCTAGCACTGGTATGCGTGTAGCAGACAGCACATTCGGATATTAAGGAAAACATCATGGATGAAGATGATATTATGATTGAAGACGATGCAATTGCATTGGAAGACACAGATGATTCTGTTGTTGCTGATGCTGACGTAGCATCCATAATTCCATTTATTAATGAGCGGTATCAGCGTTCAGAAGATTATCGTGAACAAGATGAAGACCGTTGGCTACGTGCTTACCGTAACTATCGTGGTTTGTATGGACCAGACGTGCAGTTTACTGAGGCAGAGAAGTCTCGTGTATTTATTAAGGTAACAAAGACAAAGACGCTGGCAGCTTACGGACAGATTGTAGATGTCCTGTTTGCAAACCAGCGTTTTCCTTTATCTGTAGACCCGACTGAATTGCCAGAAGGTGTAGTAGAAGATGTTAGCTTTGACCCGCAAGAGCCAGAGCAACTGCGTGGAGAAACTGCGTTGTCTACTAGCCCATATGGTTTTGCTGGTGATGGCAATGATTTAGCACCCGGTGCAACAGCACAGTCTTTGCAAGAGAAGCTGGGCGTAGTGCAAAACAAACTGGAGCCGGTACAGGAAAAACTTAAAGAAGGTCCGGGTAAGACGCCTACAGCAATTACATTCAGTCCTGCACAAATTGCTGCAAAGAAAATGCAAAAGAAAATCCATGATCAACTGGAGGAGTCGGGTGCCAGTAAGCACATGCGTAACTCTGCATTTGAGATGGCATTGTTTGGCACAGGAGTTATGAAGGGTCCATTTGCCGTAGACAAAGAGTACCCTAACTGGAATGATGATGGTGAATATGATCCTAGATTTAAAACCGTTCCGCAAGTACAACATGTATCTGTTTGGAACTTTTATCCTGATCCTGATGCGAATAATATGGATGAGGCACAGTACGTAATTGAACGGCACAAGATGTCGCGTACTCAACTACGTAGTTTGAAGAAGCGTCCGTACTTTCGTGGACAAGTTATTGATGAGGTAATTCAAATTGGTGAAAACTATACTAAAAAATATTGGGAAGATGATCTATCCGATTATGCTCCTGAGTCCTCTATTGAACGCTTTGAGGTACTTGAATATTGGGGTACAGTCGATATCGACATGCTTGAAGACCAAGATATCGAAATACCGGAAGAACTAAAAGATTTTGATGAACTGCAAGCAAACGTATGGATTTGTAATGATAAACTTATCCGTATGGTTTTGAACCCATTCAAGCCCAGCAAAATTCCGTATCACTCTGCACCGTATGAGTTGAACCCATATTCTTTCTTTGGAGTTGGGATTGCAGAGAATATGGACGACACACAGACATTGATGAACGGTTTTATGCGTATGGCTGTGGATAATGCCGTATTGTCAGGCAACTTAATTATGGAACTAGACGAAACTAATCTGGTTCCGGGTCAAGACCTGTCACTCTATCCGGGCAAGGTATTTCGTAGGCAAGGTGGCGCACCCGGTCAAGCTATCTTTGGTACAAAGTTTCCTAACGTGTCTAGTGAGAATATGATGTTGTTTGACAAAGCACGTCAGCTATCTGATGAAAGCACGGGTATGCCTAGCTTTGCTCATGGACAAACAGGGGTATCTGGCGTAGGCCGTACTGCATCCGGCATATCAATGCTTATGGGTGCTGCACAGGGAAGCATTAAGACTGTAGTTAAGAATGTAGATGATTATCTGCTACGTCCTTTAGGTGAAGGCTTCTTTCGTTTTAATATGCAGTTTGACTTTGATCCAAAAATCAAAGGCGACTTAGAAGTGAAGGCACGTGGAACAGAAAGCCTAATGGCTAATGAAGTGCGTAGTCAGCGTTTGATGCAATTCTTGCAGGTAGCAAGTAATCCTGCTCTTGCACCTTTCGCTAAATTTCAGTATGTAATCCGTGAGATTGCAGCATCACTGGACTTGGACCCCGACAAAGTAACTAACAATATGGATGAAGCTGCTCTGCAAGCAGAGATTATGAAAGGCTTCCAAGCCCCGGCAGCAGGACCAGAAGGCGCACCAGCAGGTGTTAACCCGATGGACCCGACAGGCGCAGGTGGCGGTAATATAGGTACAGGACAAGTTCCTACACCGGGTGAACAAGGATTTAGTGCAAATGGACAAACAGCAAATACTCAGCAGCCTCAAGCCTCTGGTGGGGAACAACCGCCAGTGGGAGGCATTCAATAATTACATTGATATTATGATTAAAGAACAACATAAATCAATGGAACAATCCGAGCATTCTACAATACTATACAGATGTCAGGGCGCAGTGTTAGTACTACGTAGGCTCAAACAACTAAGAGATGAGATAAATGGAATTACCAAAACCTAAACCCTCTGATGATACTCGTGAAGCCCTAGCCGCTGAAAAAAGAAATGTGTATAACGAAAATAAAAATCGTGTTATAGATCATTTAAGAAGCAAAGGTTTAAGGGATGAAGCAGTAGCTGCAATACTAGCTAACATTGATGTTGAGACAGGTGGTTCTTTTGATTTTACACAAAAACAGACTAAATCCGGTGATCCATCTGATCCACGTACTATAGAGTATGGCGGTTATGGTTTGTTCCAATTTGATGACTACTCTCCTAATCAGGGCCATAGAAGTTGGTATCAGGAGTACCTAAAAGATACAGGTAAAGAAGATTCAACTGAATCTCAAATAGATTATGTTATCGGCATGATATATGCTAAAGACCCAGATTCAATTGAATATAAATATAAAGAGCGTATGGGTAAAGGTGATGCAGAAGTTCTACAGCAGTATTTAGATACAACAGATAATCCTCGTCAGATATCTGATGCCTTTGTAGATCGTTTTGAAAAAGCGGGTATACCACATTCAGATAAACGTAGAAACAGAACAGATAAATATTACAGAGAAATTACGCGACAACAAAATATAAATCAAGACGAGCCTATCTCAGATACAGGCGCGGATGTACCCATGTCGGAAGAAAAAGGTTCTTTTCCTGAAGAACGTGTAATTGATGTACCAGAAGATAAAAGCACATATCAAAAGGTAAAGCCGTATATTCCTGTACTACGGCATTTAAATGAAGGTGGAGCAATACCAATGAAAAGACAAATGGAAATGTTTGATGAAGGTGGTTTGTCCACAGATGAAGATTTTAAGGAAGACTTAGAAGGCACATTTGAGATTACTCCTGAAATGCAAGAACGCATAGATGAAATGACTAAAGAAGAACGTGATGCTTTACGTAAAAAACTTGTTGCAGATGCAATGGAGCGTATGCTTGCTAAGTCACCAGAAAAAATGGATCGTTCAAAATTTATACAACAATACAATGAGGGTGGTCTTGAACAAGACGGTGGCACTGTAGACCCTGTATCTGGTAATGATGTACCTCCCGGCTCTACACAAGAAGAAGTACGTGATGACATTCCTGCACAACTTAGTGAAGGTGAATTTGTATTTCCTGCTGATGTTGTTCGTTTTATAGGTCTTAACAATCTTATGCAAATGCGGCAAGAAGCCAAAATGGGCCTCAAGATGATGGAAGAGATGGGCCAGATGGGCAATAGTGATCAAGCTACTATGCCAGATGATTTACCTTTTGATATAAATGATCTTGACATGGACGATGAAATAGACGATAATAACGAATTAGAAATGCAAGAAGGTGGTGTGGTTCCGGGTCAAGGCTTTGTGTCAATTCCTCCGGGCATACCTACACCTCGACAACAAGTTTATGGCATTAGTGGATTTCAACAAGCAGCAGCACCAACTACAGGTGTAGCACCTATACCACAAGCTGCATCACAACAGTTTGTACAACCTACACGGCCACAACAAGCACCTGTACCTACATATCAACCAAGAGAAATTCCAGAGTATGTTCCTTTTATTGGAGGTGGCGCACCTAACGTAGAGCAAGAGACACGTCAGTTTATTAATGATGAAGGAAACATTATTGACGTTATATATAATAAAGCTACGGGTGAACCTCTCAATGAGGCAGAGAAAGCAAAAATAACAGAAGGGTATAAGCCTTACGATCCTACCGCACCAAAGGTAGAAGAAACAACTGTTACACCTACACAAGTAGGAACAACTTCTGTTATTCAAGATTCCAGCAAAGATGAACGGCAAGAACAAAGACAAAGAGAAGAAGAGGCAAGATTTGGACCGGGTGGTGGAAGACTTGCTGTAGACGGTGTTGTTTACGGTGTTTCATTTGATATGCCTGAAGGATTTATTCCGGGAATAGGTTCAGGATTATCCACTGCTTTTGGTTTAGCAGCAGGAAAACCTTTGCCTGAAGATGTAACAGTAAACTTTAAACGTGATGATACTACATTTAGACTTACAGGCACAGAATATAACCTACTAAAAGATAATCTAACTAATCAAACAGGTCAAGATTTGATTAATAAAGCTATTGATAGAACTGATACACAAGATAGAATACGTGCTGTTACCGACAAATATGCTGAAGCACTATCTTCTGATGACAAAGATACTTCTCAAAATGCTCAAAGAGTAGTAAATGAATATATCAAGCAAGCGGCAAAGAAAAATATTGACAAAAAAACAGGTCAAGTTATCAATCCGTTTGAAATGAATAGAGGGAAGGGAACAGCATCTTCCGTAGTTAATCCACCACAAGACTTTGCCATGACACCTAAACGGGGTGATGGCGGTGGAACTAAAGGACAAGGTCAATCATTTCCGGACAGCAACAAAACTTCTTCATCTAAATCTTCAGATGGTCCTCCGGGTACTAGTAGCGGTTCATCAGGTAGTAGTGGCACTCAAAGTGGTGCTACTGGTGGCGGTTATGGTGGAGGCTTTGAAGATAGAGACAGATTCCGTGCTAAAGGCGGTTTAATGGAAGCACCAAAACCCAAAGCTAAAAAAAAGATGAAGCGTGGTGGATTAGCTTCTAAAAAATAATCCACAATATGTTGGCTACTCACTCCCCACACCCAACAGTGTGGCTACGGTGGCCCCAACAAGGAGAATGACATGAACGATACAATCATGGCAGAAGAAATGAAGACTACGCCAAAGGCGGCATTTGTTAATAAACCTTACACGCAAGAAGAACGAGTTAAGCGCGATGAGGAAGAACTAGAACAGCTAATGAAAGAACGTGATGGTGAGGAAGAAGCACCAGAGCAAGAAGCTGAACCTACTAGCGCAGAAGAGAAAACATTTAAAAAGCGTTACTCTGACCTACGCCGACATCAACAGAAACAAGCAGAAGAGTTTAAGTCTGAACTTGCAGAACTAAAGCGTCAGCTTTCAGATGCTACAAAGAAAGAAATGAAACTGCCCAAGTCTGATGAGGACATTGAAGAGTGGGCAAAAGAATACCCAGACGTAGCAGCTATCGTTGAAACAATTGCAATGAAGAAAGCTAGTGAGCAAGCAACTGCACTAGAAGAACGAATCAAAGCAATTGATGAGATGCAGAATACTGCAACTAAAGAAAAAGCAGAAGCATCTCTGATGCAGATGCATCCAGATTTCGGCGAGATTCGTGACAGCGATGACTTCCACGAGTGGGCCGAAGAACAACCTAAGTGGGTACAGGACGCACTGTACGAAAATGATAATGACGCACGGTCAGCAGCACGAGCAATTGACCTCTACAAAGCAGATAGAGGCATTGGCAAAAAGTCTAAGAGCAAGAATGATAAGGGTGCAGCAGAGGCAGTTGCGCCGAAAGATAAAAGAAGTAAGCCACAAACTGATGAGGCTTCCACGTATCTGAAAGAGTCAGATGTAGATAAAATGTCAGCACATGAATACGAGAAACATGCTGATGAGATTATGGATGCAATCCGTAGTGGTAAGTTTATCTACGATTTATCTGGTTCTGCACGATAAAAAAGAGTTGACAAGTAGTTATTAATAAGTATAACTATAGTCAAGTGTAGTGTAAGCAGGGTCGCTCCTTGCTTACCTAACAATCCGCAAACGACAAAAATCTTCAAGATTACCTGAATAACATGGCCTACTAAGTATGTCGGCGGCCACTGACTTACAAGGTACACCCTACGTTATACAGCCTCTGCAAAGAATTGTACTGTTTGCATCTGTGAAAAATCCAAAACAATAGGAGATGGATTATGGCTTTCCCAAGAGCGCCGGGTTATAACAACTTGCCGAATGGCAATTTTAGCCCAGTAATTTACTCCAAACAGGTGCAGCTTGCATTCCGCAAGGCCGCTGTTTGTGACGCGATTACGAATAACGACTACTTTGGTGAAATCGCAAACTTTGGTGATTCAGTTAAAATCATCAAGGAACCCGAAATCACTGTTAAGGCTTACGAGCGTGGTACTACCATTACTCCACAAGACCTTGACGATGAAGACTTCACACTGACCGTTGACAAAGCAAACTACTTTGCATTTAAAGTTGACGACATTGAAGAAGCACATTCGCACGTAAACTTTGAGTCTCTCTCAAGCAACCGTGCTGCATACCGTCTTGCTGACCAGTTTGATCAAGATGTTCTTGGCTACTTGTCAGGTTTCAAGCAGTCTGCAATCAGTGGCACACCGGACACTGTTAACACTACTGTTAACGGTACGAAGGCTGTTTCAACTGCTGGTTCTGACGAACTGCTGTCAAGCATGAAGCTGAATGCATCCGACTTCAATGCGGGTAATGCTGCTAACTGTGTCGGTCTGAAGCCTCGCGCATCAGAAGCTGTTCCAACTGCTGCTGGTACTACTAACCCACTGACTGTGATTGCACGTATGGGTCGTCAACTCGACCTGCAAAACGTGGACTCTCAGGGCCGTTGGTTGGTCATTGACCCAGTGTTCGTTGAACTTCTGAAAGACGAAGACTCACGTCTGTTTGATTCAGACTTTGGTGGTTCTGGTCTGCAGAATGGTTTGATTCTGAATAACCTGCATGGCTTTAAAGTCCATGTTTCTAACAACCTGCCTAAAGTTGGTACAGGTCCATCTACTACAGGTGGAACCAATGCCAATAACTTTGGTGTGATTGTTGCTGGTCATTCATCAGCCGTTGCTACTGCTGACCAAATCAACAAGACTGAAACCTACCGCGACCCGGACAGCTTTGCAGATATCGTCCGTGGTATGCATCTGTATGGCCGCAAGATTCTCCGTCCAGAGGCTCTTGTCAACGCCAAGTACTGCTTGGTATAAGGAGAATAGATTATGGCACTAGGTGATAACACTCTCCAAGCCGCACGTGGTAACTCGCAGCGTGGCCGCAACCCTTACATGGTTCAGACTACTCTGAACTGGGCAACAGCTTTGTCAGACAAAGGTTCTGCTCTTGCAGCATCTGATGTCGTTCCTGTCATTGCCGTTCCTAAAGGTGTAATGGTAATGAACGCAGGTATTGAAGTTGATACTGCTTCTGACGGTTCTACATTTACTGTAGACGTTGGTATGGTAGATGCTGATGTATTTGTCGATGGTTTTGATGCTACGTCAGCCGCTGGCGTACTGTCGCAAAACCCTGCAGCTTACCAGCCAGTGATGGCTGTTGCTGACGATAACATTGACGTGACTATCGCTACCCTTTCAGGTGGCGCAGTGACTTCAGGCAAGTTTCGCGTCTGGGCTGTCCTCATGGACTGCAATGACGAAGGTGACTTGACTGCACAAGAAGTAGCACGTGACGTTATCTAACTGACACAGTATTGGGGCAGGGCAACTTGCCCCTTTACTTTCTTTCTTTATAAGGATGCACGATGGCATATACTTACCTAGACATTACTAATGAAGTACTTGCTCGTATGAACGAGGTATCTCTTACTGCAGCTAATTTTGCTACAGCTAGGGGTTTTCAGGTACAATGTCAAAACGCTGTCAACGATGCTATTAACTATATTAATCAACGTGAGTTTGGCTGGCCTTTTACACACGCTACTGAAACTCAGACATTGGTAGCTAGTCAAACACGTTATACTATTCCAACGGATACACAGTCAATAGACTATGACACATTTAGAATTAGTAAAGATGATACTCTGGGTGTATCAGGGATTACACTACGTATTTTAGACTACAAAGAATATACACAAAAATATATTGACCAAGAAACTACATCTGATGTAGGTGCAGTTCCTATCTACGTATTCCGCACACCAGATAATAACTACGGCTTGTACCCATATCCTGATAAAGCCTACGAATTAAAGTACGAATATTATAAAAAGCCTACTCCATTGTCGGCAGCAACAGATGCACCAACTGTACCTGAACAGTACCGACAGGTAATTGTAGATGGTGCAACTGCATACGCTTATCAGTATCGTGGAGAGGCACAGCAGTATGGCATTAACTTTGCACGTTTTGAAGAAGGCATCAAGCAGATGCAGACAATCTTGCTTAATCGTGCCGACTACATCAGGTCTACGTATATTCCATACTCACAAAGGTACGGTGCTGGCGCGGGTGGATTTTAGAGGTTTAAATGGCAGATGAATCTGGCCTCAGTCCTTATGTGTTTGCTTGTGAAGGTGGGTTAGTTCTTGACCAGCCAACCTTTAAGATGCAACCCGGCATGGCACTTGAACTAGAAAACTTTGAACCTGATGTACGTGGTGGCTATCGCCGTATCAATGGCTACATCAAATGGAACAGCAACATTGTTCCTCAGACAGCTAGTTCATCTGAAGCAGTGCTTATGTCTGCTTTCTTTCCCGGCAATAATAAAGTAATTGCTGCACGTGGAGAAAAAGTATTTGAGGCTGGTACATCAGGTAGCTGGACAGAGATTGACACAGGACGTACTAATGCAAACAGGTACACGTTCTTTAGATATAACCTAGCTGGTACTGACCACATTATCTGGGCTGATGGTGCAAACCATGCAACGAAGTATGATGGCACAACTGTAACAGATATTAATGCAACAGGCGCACCATCTAATCCAAAGTTTGTTGTAGGTTATAAAAATGCTATGTTCTTTGCGGGGCATAGTGCCAATAAAGAAGAAATTGTATTTACAGCACCTTTTACTGACAATGACTTTAACACAGCCAATGGCGCAGGTGCCATACGGGTAGACAGCACAATCACTGGATTGTTTCCGTTTCGTGATGAACTGTACATCTTCTGTGAAGAACGCATCTTTAGACTTGTAGGCAACACTGTCGCAGACTTTCAGATGCAACCTGTTACCAGAGACATTGGTTGTCTAAATAACTTTACCATCCAAGAACTAGCTGGTGATATTATTTTTCTTGGACGAGATGGACTTAGAACAGTAGCCGCGACTGAACGTATTAATGACGTTGAACTTGGCACAATTACGGCACCCATTAAGGAACTGTTTGATGGTGTAACAGATGTAGATGAGTTTGTAAGCGTAGTTGTACCCGGCAAGACACAGTATCGTCTGTTCAGGGTTAATAGGTCAGAAGATACACAGGCTACAACAAAAGGTGTTATTGCTGTACGTAAACAACAAGGGTATGAGTTTGCTACAACTATAGGCATACAGCCAGCTTGTACAGATTATAATACAGTACAGGGTGACATCTTTGTACTCCACGGTGGCTACGATGGTTATATCTATCGCCAAGAACAAGGTAACACATTTGATGGCACTACAATTATAGGCCGTTATCGTTCACCTGATATGACTATGGGAGATGCTGGCATACGTAAAAACTTTCAGCGAGTAATTATTAACTACGCACCTACAGGCGCACTTAACTCTGACTTGTTTCTACGATATGACTATGAATCTCCAGATGCAGCAAGACCTGATGCATACCCGTTTGACAGTTCAACAGTAGTGGCATTGTATGGAACGTCAGTATATGGTACAGCAACATACGGTGGTCAGTCAAACCCATTGGTAAGACAGCCAGTAGAAGGTAGCGGATTTGCTGTAGCAATGCGGGTGGTGGACAATGATATATCACTACCATACACACTAAAAGGTTTTCAGCTAGAATTTGACGCAGGAGCAAGAAGGTAATGGCAGGTTACACTAGACAATCCACATATACTGACGGTGACGTTATTACCGCAGCACAAAGTAACAACGAGTTTAATCAGTTACTTGCTGCTTTTGTAAATACCACTGGTCACAAACATGACGGCACTGCCGCTGAAGGT